TCTTTGCGCTCGTAGTCCAGTGTATAGATGCGCGGGGCTCCGTCCGTTGACTTAGCTCCAAGCCAGTGCCAGCATCCACCTACATCCACCTTTGACCGTGCGCGCAAGTCTTGAATAGTCAACACTCCGCGTCCGCTCATTGCTTCGCCTCGAAAAAAATCGCATCCGGCCCGCAAGCCTCGCCAGGATCGCGCGCATAGTTGCAATACTGGAACTTGCTCCCCCTACGCTTGCTCGGAGTCAAAACGCATCGCCAGATGGTCTGTTTCTCCGGTCGCTTCGGGTCATCCTCTGTGATGCGGTGTCTGCACGCTTCACACTTGGTGCGCTCTATGAGCCAGGTCTGGTAGTCCATGCCGAAAGACTAGCGCATAGAGAGAGTCTGCGGTATTGGGGTAACTACCTATACACAAACCGCGCGCCGTGGCCGAAGATACAGCCATCGCATCACAAACAGATGCGCAGGAGCGATAGATGGCCAAGAGTACACGCACAACGATTCACGGTGACGACAAGTCATCCGGAGTCCTTCATGTTGATTACGATCCGGGCCACAACATGATGTTCATGCATCTCGGTAGCGGCGGCTTCACGCATTGTCTGTCAATCACGCCGAGCGAAGCGCGGTTGATGGCAGAAGCCTTGATGAAAGGCGCCTTTGCCATTGAAGAATCTACGCCGAAACAGGCGCCGGAGGCTGCATGAACGCCTACATGCACCCCGACACTGCCCGCGCACTGCTCAAGCAGTCGCAAGCATATACGCAAGCCAAGCGCCAGGAAAAGCAGCGCGAGGCAGAAGCCCGCAAGATGCTGGAGAAGATGGGCGGATGGTCTGACAGTGCGATGGCTGAACTGATCGAAATCTACAAGGGGCAGCAATGACAAACCTGACTCCAGCAATGCAGCGAGAGTTGCGGTACATCGGCCGGTGGGGCGAACCAACTGGGCCCGAGGAATGGCATGGTGCCGGAGCACTTTGGTTCCATGCAAGGGATCGTGTAATTGGCGCACTTGAGCGCCGCGGCCTGATTGAGCAAGCACCTGACTGGTCAATCACCGATGCGGGCCGCGCTGTGCTTGCCGCTGGAGAAAAATCATGATCGACACCACCACCTGCGAAACCTTCGACGAAGCTCTGGACCGTGTGTGCGAGAGCATGACGGGAAATGATGTGATGGAGGAACTGTACGACGTTCGAGACACCATCTCGGCGCTGCTAAAAGCAGGCAAAAGCAACAAGGCAGGCGAAGTCATCCAGGCCGTGTTTGACGCCTACGTCCAGCGAGTCGCGGCCCGTGACTTCTACGGTCACGCTCTCACCACCGACAAGTCAGCAACGGAGGCCGCTGCGGCGGTGATGGCGCAATGAAACACCAGATCAAACACCGCTTCACGAATGCCGCGCTTTTTGAATGCGATGTACCGGATTACATGGAAGGTGGCCTATGCACGCGGCATGCGCTGGAAAAGGCTGTTGAAGCGCGCGCCAACCTCACGGGCGCCAACCTCACGGGCGCCAACATCACGGGCGCCAACCTCACGGGCGCCAACCTCGCGGGCGCCTACCTCGCGGGCGCCTACCTCGCGGGCGCCTACCTCGCGGGCGCCTACCTCGCGGGCGCCAACCTCACGGGCGCCTACCTCGCGGGCGCCTACCTCGCGGGCGCCAACCTCGCGGGCGCCTACCTCGCGGACGCCAACCTCACGGGCGCCAACCTCGCGGACGCCTACCTCGCGGACGCCAACCTCACGGGCGCCAACCTCGCGGACGCAAACCTCGCGGGCGCCTACCTCGCGGACGCAAACCTCGCGGGCGCCAACCTCACGGGCGCCAAGTGGCGTGATGGCATCACGATTAACCGCGCCCCTCTGCAACTGATCGGCCTGCATTGGATGGTCTACATTCTTGACGACCACATGCAAATCGGCTGCGAACTGCACACGCTTGCCGAGTGGGCCGCGTTTGATGACGCGCGCATCGTCGCAATGGGCGGCAAGGACGCGCTGCGCTTCTGGCGCAATCACAAGGCTGCGCTGCTGGCTCTGGCCGCATCTGATGGCCGTGGCGTCAAGACTGAAACGGAGGTTGCATGAACCTCAACCACCCCCAAATCAAGCCCGGCAAGCTCACCGAGGCCGATCTAACCCCGCGCGATTGGCTGGCAATCGGTCACGAGGTGGTCGGGTGGGTGTGCGCTATCGGCATCTGCTTTGCGGTGGGATTTCTGTTTGGGGTGAATCTGCGATGAACCGCACCACCTACTTCCTCGGCATGCTCCGCATCTACCGGGCCAGCGGTCACGGCCTGTTCTTTTCCATCCGCAAGGCTGCGCGTGATGCGCTGGCTCGGGTTCAATTCTGAGGATCACATGAGCGACAACAAAGCACTGTGGGACCGTGCATTCACCACCGACCCCAACGCGGTCAAGGAAATCACCGGCAAGCAGTATCGAGGCAACAGCCCAAAGCCGTACTGGATCGTTGAGCGGCTGACGGAAGAGTTCGGCCCTTGCGGCATCGGCTGGGGATTCTCAATCCTCAATGAACGTATGGAACGGCTGATTGAGCCGGAAATCCTCCATGTGGCCGTGGTGCGATTCTGGTACATGCTGGGAGACAAGCGCGGCGAACTTGAGCAAGTTGGGCAGACAAAAGCCTGCTATGCCAAAAAAGACGGGTCGTTGATGGTGGACGAAGATGCGCCGAAGAAGTCGGTAACCGATGCGCTGGTGAAGTGCGCAAGCTATCTCGGGTTCGCTGGCGACATTTTCTCGGGTCTGTGGGATGACTCCAAGTACGTGGAGAGCGCACGCGAGTTCTACGCGCTCAAGGCAGACCCAGATAAGGCAGCGCGCGAGAAGCGAGGCGCAGAGCTTGAGGAACTGGCTTTGTTCATGATCGACGCACACCAGAACGGGAAGGACATGGATGCGATCCGCGTCTGGTATGACCCCGCAACATGGGACGCTGACAACCCGACCAAGAGCGAGGAACAGAAATACGTCTGGGGATTGCTTCGCGAGGAAAGCAAACTGCGCAGCGCCATCAAGGCGAACAAGCCGGAATGACCATGCTAGGCCCCAAAGTCCCCAAGGTCCGCAGCGAGCCCTATCGCCGCTACATCGCAAGCCTTCCGTGCTATCGCTGCGGGGTTCATGGCTACAGCCAAGCTGCGCATGCGGATGAGGGCAAGGGCATAGGGCTCAAGACGGATGATCTGACGTGCTATCCATTGTGCGGGATGAGCTATGGAACCGGCGAGGGCTGCCATCACTACGTAGGGCGAAGGATGAGCAAGGAAGAAAGGCGCGGATTTGAAGTCGCGGGCGCAGCATGGGCTAGAGATGCGCTCATCCGTCAAAGCCAAGAGGATCGGAAGCTGCGGGAGTTGCTGCTGAAGCTGGGGGTGTTGTGAGCGACGAACAATCCGACGAGAAGCGCGACCCAATCAAGGCCCTAGACCGAATGGAGCTTAACGCGCGCAGACTAGGCAAGGCAAAGGCCGAGCGGGTCTATCTGGAGGAGTTCCGCAAGACCAAGAAGGCCCTGCTGATGCGCCAATCCGACGCTACAAGCGCCGCAATTCAGGAGCGGGACGCCTACTCGCACCCCGAGTACTCCGCGCTGCTGGATGCCCTGAAAATCGCTGTAGAGGCAGAGGAAACGCTGCGCTGGAGGATGGTGACGGATCAGCTTGTGGTCGAGGTCTGGAGATCCACAGAAGCATCCAATCGGGCAATGGATCGCGGAACCAGGTGATGCGGGTTAACCCCTATATCGCTACAGCAGGAAATCGCTAAAGTAAGGGTGTGTGTTTAGTGGTGGCGGGAGTGTCAAGACATAGATGCTTGGCAAGACATTCCAGCAAGTGACGATAGGCGTCGGCTAGATCGCATCCAGCTCAAGGACGCCTGCAGGTGCAATCCCTGCCGCCACCACTAAGCACATAGGAGGAAGCATGACCGACCATCCCGACATTGTGGAGAGGCTGGCAGACGGTTGGCCGCATCGTGGATCAGATGCGCGCCTACTGTGCGAAGAAGCCGCCGCCGAAATCACCCGCCTGCGTGCTGAGGCTGACCAATTGCGCTCCGTGATGATTGCCGCCGCGCCTGATCTGCTGGAGGCGCTGATTCACATTCAGCAAGTGGCGTGCAGCGGGTCACCTGAATTGGCTATTGCTACCGAAGCAATCGCCAAGGCCACCGGAGAGCAAGCATGAGCACTGACACGCGAGAGGTGCTGGCTGCGGCCAAAAGCGCACTCGGACAACTGATCGAAGCGGGCAAGGCCGTGAAGGCTGCGCTAGATGCAACCATCCACGATGGTGAGCCGGTGCACCCTGAGTCGCGCCGCCTGACGTGGCCGATTTCGAGCGGCCTGCTGGCCCTCGATGCGGTAGACGCAGCACTAGCCACCCAGCCAGCGCAGCCGACAGTCGCAACGGTCACGGAGTGCGAGGCTTGCTTCACGCCTGACGTTTGCCAACTGCGCGGAACCTGCGACCACTACTCGGCGCAGAAACTGCGTGTCGCCACCCAGCCAGCGCAGCCGAGCGCGCAGGGCGAGGCTGTGGCGTGGCTTGTGGAATGGAAGGCTCACGGGTACGGGCCTCAGTGGTGGGGCTTCAATCACACGCCCGGCAAGAGTGCAACTTGGTGCAGCGACGCGAACAACGCTATCCGCTTTGCGCGAAAGGAAGATGCCGAGCGCATGCGCTTGCACATCATCGCCGTGGCCGGGTTGACCGGAATGCACGAATACGAGCGTAGCGTCTCCGTGACGGAGCACCTGTGGGAGGTTCCTTGCCGTGCCGAATGAACTCACGATCAAACAAATAGAAGAGATCGCTTTTGCAGTACTGCGATCCCACAACGACGACAGACTGTGGCGTGCGCTGACCTACGAAAGCGGGCCATACGATGTCACGAATGCGACGCTGGCGCTTCAAGATATTGCCTCTGCGTTCTTCCGCGCAGGACTTGCATCCGCACCAGCAGCGCAGCCGAGCGCGCAGGGTGAGGCAGTGGCGCCTTTCCTGTTCGTGGCAATGGACGACGACAAGCGGGCACACCTGACGTGGTGCGCTGACGAGGCTGCGGTGCGCGAGGCCGTCAAGGGCGCGATGTTCTTCGTGCCCGCCGGTGAAGAACTCTCCGCAGAGCACACCGAGCAACTGGACGGCTCCGTCGAGGAACTGTTGGAAAGCGGCGCCTTGATTTTTGAGGGCGACCCGCCGCTGTACCTCTATCGCGTCGCATCCGCACCAGCAGCGCCAGCGCAGGCCGTGCCGCTGGTTGCCAAGCCGCTGGACGATTACCACGAGGACATGGGCGCCGTCCTGTGGTGGTGCTTCCCCATCGAGGAAGCACCGTACTGCGGAAATCCGAACTGCGACAACTGGCCTGGCTATCACACGCACTGGACGCCCCTGCAGATACCAGCCGACCCAACCAGCGGCATCGCCCCCAAGGCTGCTCCGTGACCCTCACCCCCACCCAACTGCGCGCATGCAAGGACTGAGCGATGAAGACAGCGAAGCAACGAGAAGAAGATTTCCGACGCGACTTGGCCGAATTGCTCGCGCGCCATGATGCCGAATTGACTGTGACCGATGACGGCAAGAGCTACGGCATGCACTCAGGCGTCTGCCTCATCACCATGCAAACCGAGTGGAACAAGGACGGAGACATTCTGGCCGACTACACCGAATTCAGGCTTTGATGGGAGAACATGATGGCAAGCCTTGTCCAGCCGAAGTTGCCGCGCGTGGAGTTCTTCCCGGACAAGCCCGGCGAACCATACCGGCCGTGCAATGGCACAGAAGGCGAGTTCTTCATCTCCATGTGGTGCGAGGAATGCGAGCGCGACAAGGTGATGAACGGTCAGGCCACACACGAGGATGCCGACAAAGACCCGGACCTGTACTGCGAGATTCTGAATCGGTCGATGCGCGATGAGCCGCTGCCCGAGTGGACCTACGGAGAGAACGGTCAGCCGTGCTGCACTCAGTTCGTCCCGCTTGGTCAGCCGATCCCGAATCGCTGCAAGCACACACTAGACATATTCGGCGATCAAACATGACGCTGACAGGGCAACAACTGCGCGCACTCACCGGCAAGGTGCGCAGATCAAGGCTTAGCGGGGCCACCCAGCAAGCAGGGCTCTATAGGCGTCAGCGTTAGCTTCAGCGTCTCTTGCAAGTTCTGCCGATAGTTGCAGACCTTGGCCCAATAGCTCCCCTGCGGTGCTGGCGCAGTCACTTGCGGTGGGGGCGGAAGCTGAGGCGGCGGGACTACTTTCGGCAACACGGGCGGCGAGGGCGCGGCGCAGCTTGCCAACGTCAGCAGCAGCGGCAGCGCGTACAGATGCAATCTCGGTGTCATGCTGGGCCTGCCTTTCAAAGTAACTCGTTTGCGCCTTGGCTAGCTTGTCTTGCCACTCTGCCTCGCTTAGGCGGTAGTTCTCTGAGGCGATAGCAGCAGCGGCGTTTGCGTCGGAGGTAGCCTTGTCTAGAATGGCCTGAATCTCAGCCTTGCCTGCGGTCTTGCCTTTGAAGTATCCATAGACCCCGGTGCCACACATACCAACCCCGCCGATCAAGACGGCGATTAAAGCTGACTGAATGCCGAAACCGGGGATCACCTGACAATCGCCCAAACAAGCGCGCCACCGGCAAACGTGGCTACGAAGTCCCAAATATCTGCAGTGTGCGTTTGCGGGTTGGCGGAATCGTAAAGTTCCTTTATCGCCCCAGCGACGCAGGCAGCTAATACGGCGCCCCTTGGTTGATCCGTCAGGAGATAGCCGACTACTCCAGCAAGCATCCCGGCGAGGAAGTGCAGCAGCTTGTCGCCTTCGGGTCCACCCCATGCGGCCAACTTAGCGAGGAAGTCACGCATTAAGTGCCCTCTTTGCCCGTTCCCACAAAGCCAGCCGGTCGGGTTGTCCGTTCAATCCGCCATTGATGGCGCGGGTAATGGCTTCAAAGTTCTCAACGTCAGCAAGCTCGTTGCAGCCGTGGCTTTTCCAATACCATCCTGCAGACATCGCAGCCCATTTGGGAATCTCTAGGGTTTCGGGTTGCTCTACAAAGTCTGGAACGTCAGGGAGCCCGGCCATCCGCAAACCGTCTCGGGTCTTGCCGTAGTTCGTTCGACCTGTGGTCTGGATCAATCCCCGGCCTCGATAGCGGTAGCCATCGCCGGGCTGGGTATTACCCAGGTCACGCCTGCCCTCATACCGAGATTGGGCCTGAGTCGGCCCCCACAGTTCCCGAACGTACTGAAGTCGTCCAGACTCGTGTGCGATCTGAGCCAGAAACGCTGCGGCCCGTTCTGCCGTGTCGATCTTGAAAGCCACCATCGCAGCATCCAAGGGACCAAGCCAGTTGCTTGCTCGCATGATGGAGCAATCACAAGCAGCAGCGAGCGCAGTGGCGCCGATCATTTTCCTTGGTCCATCGGTTCGGTCGGGATGTCAGCTTCGACAGGGCCAAGGCTTTGCGAAATCAACCGGCCAGCGAAACCAGACACCGCAAGCGCCGTGGTCACGCTGCCGATGAGTCCCGCCCAGGTCATCGCGGGATAGAACAGGATCGCGGATGACAGTTGATCCGTGCTCATGAATGCAAGCACGTTAGCCTGGAGCGCCCCGATGGTCACGAATGCCCACTGAGAGTACATGCGCGGCCATTGCCGCCAGTTGTCGATAAGTTTCACTTGAGTCCCCTGAGTGCGGCCCATGCGCCTGCACATGCAGCCACCGCAGCGGCAATCCACCCGAGCGGTCTGGCAGCTCTGCCAATCCATCCGAGCACCTTGAAAGCTCCCTGCAGTGCGTCAAACGCATCCAGCAAGTCACGAGTATTGTCTACAACTTCACGAGTTGCAGATGTATTGGCGCTTAAATCACGCTCTATTGCGGCCATTCGCATATCGCCCCTGTTGAGGCGATCATTGATCGCAGCGAGTTCGCCGGGAATGGTGGGTTCGTCCATGACTATTTCCCTGAGCATCAGGAGTATTCCTCGATCATCAGCCAACCCGACCCACCCACAGCCCCGGTTGTCGTTCCGCCTGAAGCGCCACCACCACTATTGGTTTGCCCAGCAACACCGGAAGACCTGTTGTATCCGCTGACAGCCCCACCACCGTAGAACCCACTTCCGCCTGCACCGTAGAACTCATTACCCCCGGTTGTCTCTCCACCCCAGTTGCCCGGAGCCCCCTGCATGTTGATATCGCCACCCGTGGCCGTTCCGCCGAGTGAGCCATAGGTTCCACCAGTTGCCCCTACACCGCCGTTCCCAGTGGCGACACCTGACAGGGAAGTGGCACCACCGTTCCCGCCTGCGGTCGTTCCGCCGGCCCCGATGGTCACGGTGTAGGTAGACAGAGGGCTCGTGATGAGTTTGTCAAAGTACCCACCGGCGCCCGCACCGCCAAACCCAGTACCGTTTGAAGCTGCGCCACCGCCGCCGCCTTGTCCAGTCACGCGGATCTGCCCAACGTCCGAGCCCTTGGTCCACGTTGCCCCAGCGGTGTAAAACGTGCGGCGAAGGAATCGGCCTGGCTGACCGTTGGCTCCCAACTCTTGGAGCGCCCCCTCAACGTTCGTGCTGGTGAAGTAGCCCCCAGCGTCGGCAATGGTCACCGTTGCGGCGGTCTTGCTGGTTGAGGCGACAAGGGTTGCGATCTGCTGCAGCGGAACAGCTTGGAGCGAAGTCGTTGCGTTCCCGCTGAGGATCAAGGCACCCAGCATCGTCCCGCCAGCGAGGGGGAGGTAGCTTGTCGCGCTCGGGAGGGGAACCCCGCTGATACCGTCCCACGTCTTCACCGTCGCATCGGCGGGGGTCTTGAGGACAAACGTGTATGTCTGCCCGACCGTGAGCCAGATGGTCGCCCGCCCCGCTGAATCGAGGATGATCGGATTTGCGTTCGCTACCGTACCGGCTTGGTCGGTGTAGGTCGCTTGGGGTGTCGTGGTCCCGCTGACGTAGGTATAGAGCTTGTACGAAGCGGCAACCGCACCCGCATCTGTGAAGAATTGGGTGTTGAAGTAGGGAGATTGTGCAGAGGTTGCCATAGTGCTATTCTGGGTGAGTGCTTACATACATGCTCATCAAACTGGCTTTGCTTGCGGTGTTGGCATTCCTGTACGGGTTTTTCAGTCGCCCCGAATAGCCGAGCCGATAACCGGCAACGTCTTTGCCGCGCCGGTCAGTTGAGTCAGCGAATCGGCCGATGCTGGCCCTTTCAGCACGTAGTTCCGAGCGGCATCGCTGCCTAAAACTCCATTGGTCACTCGACCGCCCGCGACAAGCGCAGCCAAGGCCGCAGGGCCAGCCATCCCGCCGACGCCAAGACCGGCAACCCCACGTTGCGCCGCACTGTGCTGACTCTCCCGGTTCTTGACGAACTGAGAGGCAATGTCGGCAAGCTCTTGCAGGTCGGGATTGTTTAGCCCCTTCATGTTCGCAAGGCGCGCAGCGGAAATTCCACCCTCTGCCCCGTTCTGAGCCAGCCGCTCAAGTTCAAGCATGTTCCCGTATTGCTTGCGGGTCGTGGCGAACTTAGCCGCTTCCTCGGGGCCGAGACTGCGGTTCAAAGCATCCATCAAGACGCCCTTCAGTTCCTCGGCATGATACGCAGTCGGGGTGTTGCTCTTGGCGATTCGGTCTAGCTGTCGCTTGATGTTATACGCTGCTTGACCGTCAATTACCCCACTCTCACCCTTCGCTAGTAGTTCGTTGATCTGGTTGTCAATCGGGCGCAGAAGATCGCTGCCGAGTTCCTTCGCTGCAGCCTGTTGCTTGGCTGCAATGTCAGTCAAAAGTTGCTGATCGAATGCAACCGGTGTGGACTTCAAAGTCCGGTCGAATTCCGCCCCAAGGTCTGTGCGGGCTTTACGCAGGGCTTGAGTGACGTTCTCGCTGTTCTGTCCGAAAGTGCGAGTCACGGCGCGATCAAGCTGTTTCGCCATCGTTTTCTCGACCTGAGCGCGTCCGCTAAACGGGACATAGTTCAGGGCTGAGGCAGTGGCGTTTAGAACCTTGTTGTTAGCGATTCGGTCGGCGGGAATGTCGATACCCAACTGTTTTGCCCTGTCAGCAAGCGCCGCAACTTCAGGTGCCACCCGACCACCAGCAACCGCACGGCCGAGCTTCATCGCTCCGGTGACGACAGCGGGAGTCGCCCCACCAATCAAAGCACCTAGACCGGCATCCTCGGGGTTCACGAGGCCAGCCGCAGCCCCACCGTTGATCGCTGCACCAGCGGAACGGGTGGCGAGATTTGCACCAGGGGCAACCATCCCGGCGCTCTCAACCGCTGCACCTAGCTTGGGAGCTACCTTGCCGACAAGTTGCCCAATAGGACCACCCACACCAGCAGTTCCAGCTAGTTCGCCACCGATCTTGCCGACGCTGTACGCAATGGATTTCGGATCAGCCCCAACAAGGGACTGCAAACCGGCATCCATTGCCGCGCGTCTTTCCTCGTTCCGGCTGATCGGCTGTTGTCCAGTGACAAGCCCGGTGAGGTTCGGGCCTCGGTCCCCGTAGTAAAGGTCCATGCCTTTATCCACTGGGTAGAGAAGAGTAGCACCGATGGAGCCAGCGCCACGGACCAAACCAGCGCCCACATCGCGCGCAGCGCCGCCGACCTGTTCAAGCAATGACGGCTCAACAGTCGGAACGTCAGGGACGAACTTGCCGGCTTTTGGTTTGTCTGCGACGAAGGGCATTACTGCCAAACTCCTGATTGACCATTGACGGTGATCCGGTCACCCTTCTTGATCTTCCCCGAGGCGGCGGCGGCTTCTGCTTCGGCCTCAGATGCAAACGACGAACTTCCGCCGCCGCGCTTGATCTGGACCCCGCCGCGCTTGGTGTAGGTGTCTAGAACTTCATCCGAAACGCCTGCTGCTGAGTTCTGTTTGATTGATTCCACTCGGTCGCGGATTTGCTTCAGGCCACGGCGCAAATCTTCCTCGGTCTTCCCTGCGCCAGTGCCGAGTTCCTCCACAAGTCGGCGCAACTCTTGGTCAGTAACTGCTGCACCGCTTCGAGCGGAAAGCACGATGTTCCGAACTTGAGCCAGCGCCTGCCGAACGCTCTTGCCTTCGGTAGACATTAGGAAGTCAGGGGCGATGTTCTTTGCCGGGCCAACCCCAGGAACAGTGCCGGGCTTGTACTTCGCAATCTCGCCTTCAGCCAAGCCAACAGCCGTCTCCAATTCCGGGATGCCTTCCTTTTGGATGGTGTCAGAGAACTTGGTAACCGCCTTGTTGTTGGCCTCTTCCTTACGCGAGGCTTCTTTGTCAGCTTTAGTGATGGTGTTGAGATCGCGCGCTCTTGCGTCCGTGAGATCCTGCCCGCGGACTTGCACACCACGATTCGCCGCACCTTCTGCCGCCATGCGCGCATTCGTCGCCGCGTTCGTGGCAATGCTGGTCTGATTGTTCGCTACCGTGTTCGCATCGGGCCGCAGGTATTTGATGAGATCGCCCATCCCCTTGGCGCGCGTCACAAGGAAATTCTGAAACGCCTCGGGGGTGGCCGATGCGTCAGTGATGGACTTGTGAGCCAGTTCGGGAGTCTGCCCCCTTGCTTTGGCAACTGCTGCCATTTCAGGGTCCGCGAACGTCGCATCCACCAAAGCGTGAGCCTCTGCTGGGTTTGTGACGCCTTCCCATAGCTTATGGTTCTGCTCCAGCTTGGTCGTGAAGAGTCCAAGGCGGTTCTTATCCGCTTCGCTCATCTTCACTTTCGCTTCGGCCTCGGTCTTCTTGCGATCAAGCAAACCCTTTTCGAGCTTGTCTGCTTCGTCAAAGAAACCGGCATTCTTCAGCGAGCCGATGCGCTGGTCATCGGTCGTGTCTGCGCCCCACGTTCCCGCAAGCTGGCGAAGCGCACCAGTGCGGGCGACTTGCTGCTGTTGCTGATCCAGAGCATTCCGGCCGGTCAGGATCTGCATCTCGCGCAGTTCCTTCTGCTGTTTCGCAGCGTCGAGGTTCGCGGCCTCCATGTCATAGTCAGCGACCGACTTGACACCTCTGCCTGACAGTTGATAGATGCCCGTGCCGTCCATCTCAGCACCCCTTGACCAGTTGACGCAAAGCGTTCAGCTTTGCTTGGCCTAGTTCGTTGTCTCCACCGCCAATTGCATTGACAGACTCAGCATCCATCACATGCTCTCCATTGCTGAGTCTTGCGATGATCTTGTCATCACGGGGGCCACCGGGGCCTTTGACCTTGCCGCCTTTGGAGTAGCCCGTTGCCTTTTTCTCCCGATCCTTCAGGATGGCGCCAGGGTTCGTGACGGGGTTTGCGGGAAGCGCGCCGACTCCAGATGCCGCAGGTTGAACCGGTACAGTGTTGAGCGCAGCGAGAATCGCCTCACGCGACAGCCCACCACCACCGCCGCCTTGCTTCTGAGGGGCACGGGTTCCCACTACTGGTTCCGAACGAACGGGGCCACCATCGGCATAGCCTCTGCCTTCGTGCCCGTAATAACCACCGGCTCCGTCGCTGCCTTGATCGTAGTTGAACGTCGGGGTAATCCCACCGCCGCCCGTGGTCATCCGGCCAAACTGAGAACCAAGGCTGTTCAGGGCGTTGCCCCAGATGTTGCCCTGATTGATGGAGTTTGCGCCTTGGTTATTGGCGTTTCCCATCGTGATGTTGCCGTACTGATTGGAGAAGTTCTGGCCTGCCTGTCCGGTGTTCTGCACTGAGGTCTGCCCCACACCCGCGAGCCCAGCAAGGCGGTTCCAGCGATTGCCGAACTCGTTTTGTTGACGGTTCCAAGCATCGTTATATTTGGTCGTTCCGTAGTCGTTGCCGTACTGCGTCAGGGCTTTGAGGGCTGCGCCCGAGTACAGTCCGCCCCCAGCCGCTGCCGAACCCTCCAAAGCGTTCCGACCTTGCGTCAGACCGAACTGATAGCCCGGGTCGGACATGACGCTTTTAGGATCAAGGCGCGGGCTTTCGCTGCGCATCCCCAACAGGTCAGAGATAGCCGCGCTACCTGCGTCTCGGTAGGGCTGTTGATCGCCTCGGAGCAGATCAAACTGCCGCTGTTGTTCCGCGAGCGAAGCGGCTGCGGCGTTGGCTTGAGCGTCTGCGGCTTTCCCGCTGGCCTTGGAGCCAATGACGGCCCCGCCAACGGTTGCTGCCGCGCTTGCAACTGCACCCCACGTCATTTGAGTAGCTCCATATCGTATGCCTCGAAACTCGGCGCGATGACGTGTTCCTCGATCTTCACGAGGTTTGTCTCATCGGTCGGGTGATAGGTTGTCCAGATGGTATCTTCCAGAGCAACGACAGCCCGCTTGATACCGGGTTGAGAAACCCACGAGTGCGGGGCCTTCAATTCTTCGGTGCCGAACTCAGTAGCCACGATGACGTGACCCTTACTGATGGTGTTCACATGCGCGTGCCTGTGAATCTTCCCGATGATGATGAGCCCTTTCGGGAGGAAGATTTCGCGCGCATACAGGCCCGGGGCGAAATGATGCGTGAGGGGAGCGTCTTCGTCGGTGTTCCCGACAGTGAAATCCTTCCCCTGCGCCTTGAGCGTTTCAATCAACGCGCTTTCAAGTCGGAGAATCTTTTCACGAGTCACACATCCGCCGATCAAAGACACTGCGTTCTGGCGACTTGTGGGCCATCCTAACGTCGCGCGCATGGTGTCGTGATAGACGATCTGCATTGAAACCCTCGTCAGTAGGCGCTCACATTCTACTAGAGTTTGAAGTTCGTAATCCACGGATAGCCGTTGCCGCCACTGGTCGCGGCGTTGAACTGCCGAGACTGAACCACAGGTCCCGTTGTGTTGTATGGGGTAAAAGGCCCAGTTGTCCCCGGCCCGAAACTCATTTGCCTGAGTTTCAGTACAAACCCTTCACCCTTTGTCTGTCCCAGCAAAGGAACGGGCGCAAACCATGCTTTTGACGTTCCGGTATCCGTCAGGATATCGGTTGAACTGACTGCCACGGACGCCCACGTCCCGCTCGGAGTCCATGCCTGGAAATAGACGCGATTGCTTGATCCGTAGTTCGTTCTCACGCACGGGGTCACCGCTCCAGCACTGATGGTGTTTGCGGTAAATGGAATTGTTGGAGAAGTTGATCCAAACGTCCCGGCAGAGTTTGATCCCGCACTGAACACAGCACTGTAGGCGTTGTCCGAAGCATCCACCACGATGGCCCCAGCCCCGCCCCAGTAGCACGTTGCGGCTGCAGGGTTTTGGAACCCAAAGACCATTGCTTCCGAACTGTCAAAGTAGAACGGCTGAAAGCTCGTCGTGTACATCGTAGACAAGACAAGCTGCGGCCATACCTTGACGGCTCCGGTGTCGCTGCCCATTACCGTCCCGCCCGCAGAGGTGAGGTTGCTTGGCGTGTCCACGTTCCCCGCAGGGAAGTAAGCCCCATAGATAGAGCTATTCGTTGGTGTCACGTCGAACATGACCGTAGGCGTTCCCGCTGGAGCACTTGTGTAGCAAATGAGCAAAATCCGCCCGGCGCTTCCGTCCTTGCGCTTGAGGTTCAGCCAGAACGGGGTTGCAGCAACGTTCTTTGCGGCGACTTGCCAGAAGAAAGAACTATCCCCCGCCTTTGACGTGATGAGGGTGTCAAGGTCGTTGAAACAGTCGGCAATGGCGGTGCCTGTTTTGGTCCCTAGTCCACTGCTGGCCCATGTGAGAGTTGCTGACATGATTTAGATATAGTTGACCAGATGCCAGTCGGAAGAAACCAGAATGGGGAGTGATTCGAGCGTCAATTGAATCTCTGTACCGGGGCTGATGAACACTGAAGCAAGCTGCCCGGCGTTCACTTGTCTCTGCCATCCCGAGCCGTCCCACGTCCACGTTCGTGTCCCGTAGACAAACGCCTGCCCCACAATTGGAGAGGTCGGGAAGTCAATCATTCATTCCTCACCCAGCCGCTGCCGTCAAACGTCCACGTCCTGGTTCCGAACGTGTAGGTGTCTCCCGTTGTGGGAGAGGCGGGGAAGTTGATGACGGTCAGAACTCCACCCATTGCGACCCCGCCCCATCATCAAAGTACACGTACAGAATGCCCGTGTCAGTGTCGATCCATCGATCACCCACAGACGGAGAGCCAGGAGCCGAGGTGGATGCGGTGTAGGTAATCCCGTTCACCACAACCGCCCCCGTTGCACCGTTGAAGCTAGTCACGCCTCCACCCCCGCCCCCACCTCCGGAAGTGTTGTAGACGAAGGCAGCGAAGTGAGGCATTAGCTGAAGTCTCGGCCGCTCACTTGGAACACAAGGGTAGTGGCTGCGCTGGCTATCGTGCTGATGAAGTCACCCGCGTTCATCCACGTACCAGCGAGGACCAGAGTCGTTGCGCCCGCTGCGAGCGATGTGGTCGGCTGCAGGACGTTGGAAGCCCCTGCTGTCCCACCACTGGGAACGATGTTGATGGTGAACGTCGCAGCGCCTGCGGTGTTGTTGCTGACTCTAATCCCATCAATGATGGTTTTCATGCTCGCAGGGACGGTGTATTGCGTCGTCTGCGAACTCTCCATGTATTTGGAGCCGACAAGTGATCTTCCGCTCATGCTTGATACCCCTGGTCTAAGTCTTTGACCTTACCTTCGAGGTCGGACACGCGCTGAACGATCATGGCATCAGGAAGCGACGCCGCATCCACCGTCACAGACTCCAAAGCATCAATCTCGGCTTGCAAGGTGTCGATACTTGCCTGAAGAGTGTCGTTTGCTGTTTGAAGTAAGACAATGGCAGAGTTTAATGCGGTGACAGCATCAGTTAGCGCGGTGATATCGCTTGCGGTCACCGTCGTGATGAACCCTTGGAGGGGTAAAAGCCACTCGCGGGTGATCTTTCCCGTATCGGGATTGACCATCGGAACATTGACGTTCGGAAGTTGAAGTATGGTCATGACTTCACATCCACATCAGCCGAGATGGGATTCCACGGAGCGTCATCAGTCACCCGAACCGAAAACACCCGATCCCGCGCGGAGCCAAGCTGCCACCACGCCATTCTGGTGGCGTACTCTCCCGTATCTCCAGTTCCCGTGTAAATCCAGTTTGAGAAGTTGTAGCCGTTGTCATCCGAGTATCGGAGCATTGCCGTCGCATTGGTTCCGCGCTCGCAGACAATCTCGAACTTTGGGAACCTTAGCCGGTGATGGTCGACAGCCGACATGACGGGAGCGATTCTCTCGCGGCATTTCACATCACCAGCGAAGTTGTTAACCGTGGAGTCTTGGCTGTAGAGGACTCCATCCGACCCCCCAAACCAATGAATCCCATAGGCGAAGGCGTGACACTGGGGGCGCCATTGGACATACTCCCCGCCCTCAAGATCAGCGCGCTCGTGCCACTGCTGAAAGGTCACGTCATAGACCAAAGTCGTGTCTACTCCGGGCACGTTCAGGCAATAGAACATGCTCGGCCCGTCACTCAGGGTGTAGGCTCGTGACTCGTAAAGAGTCTTTCCATTGAACCGCTCTTCAATCGCACGAGTGCTGACTCGCTGCCCCCTGCCCTGATAAACCTGGGCCTGTCCTGAGTCGTTCTGCCCCAGCCACAAAGGCGCATCGTTAACGACGATGGCGGTTCTCGGAGCCGCGCAGCCGACTTGCAGATACTCGGAGGGGCTTCGCTGGAAAACAGTGGTTCCACCCACGGAGTGCCAAACCTCACCCGTGGATGTTCCGAGGATCAGCAGTTCACGATTGTTTGCAACAACAGCTACCACCTGATCGGGCGAGCCTTCAGCACTGGCGAAGTCAAGAGGATCAATCGTCGTCGCATCGCCCAATGCGGTCCATTGGAAGAACTGAGAATCACGCAGGGGGAAGACAATTCTCTGGTCGATAAACGCAACGGTTGTTCCGATGGCGTAGTCACTGATTGTCGTGAGGGTAGATCCATCCCACACATACAACAGAGCCGAATCGCTGATGATGAGTTGAGTCAGGTTCTGCGCCATCTCCACAGGCCCAGCCCCACTGCCGATTCCCGTCAACAGCGTTTGATTGCCGCTGCTGTCAACGCTGAACAGGCTGGAATCCTTCACCATGTGAAGAGTCCCGTTAAAGGTGAACAAGCCTCGGATAGCCATGTCAGGTCAACGTGAATGGTCCGGTCGGGACCGTGTTGGGCCACACGCCAAGACTCAATCGGAAGTCATCTAACGCCCCGATAAATTGAAGCGTCGTTGCTCCCGTAGCCAGTCCACCAATGCCAACCACTTGCGCGGCATAGTCTCGCGGATCGCTTGATGTTCCAATCGTCGCGCCGTCTACGTTCATCGTGACGACGAGGGTATCTCTGACGATCTGCACGAAGTGCCAAGCCCCGTCATTGAGGGGAGTCCCCGAAGTCTGAATCAGAGAATTCCCCACAGGGAGGGCAAGCGTCGTGGAGGTAAACGACAACTGCCCCGCGTTGATGGTCAGGCAAAGATCACTAGGGCCGTTGAAGTCCCACAGATACATTGTCGTGGCGGCTGTGGTCTTGAACCATATTTCAATGGTGTAATCAGACAGCTCAAGAGCCGGGAGCGCAGCCGCACTCACCGGGCCGGGGCCGGTAAAGAACGGATTGTTGTATCCCGCAGTTCCCCACTTCGCGTTTGAAGTGGAGAGAGAACCCGGTCCCGCGAGGCCCCATGTATTGGTTGCTACCTCGTCGGTAATCGTTGTGCTTCCGTTCGTCCCGTCAAAGTGAAGCAGCGAGATGACCGTAGGCCCCACGTAAGGGGCATAGGCGACAAGCCCAGGAACGTCCTTGAAAACCCATTTCGTTCGCTCGTTCCCCGGCTCTTGAGGGTACGGAATGAGGTTGATCGTCCGTTGAACAGACGCGGGGCGACTGTCTAGGTTATAGCTAGGCCCGACGAAAGGGATTTGCGCCATGTCAGTAGCGCCACCACGGCCACCCAGCATTCACCGGGATGCCTACCGGGATGTTCAGTTGAGGGACGCGGGTGTTGACTCGGGCAACGGCTCTGCGTGCTGTAGCTGCAGCCCTCAAGACTGACGGAGGCGGTTCGCGTTCGTAGTCGGGAGCAAGCTCGCAAGCCAGGGCGTTGACGATCAGACGCCGATAGCCAGGAGCGAGAGCATAGTCCGTGGTCAGGTCAGCAAACTCGCTCAACTGGGTTTGAACCAAGAGCGTGACCGTGACCGCAGACGCAGGGACAGGATAGAAATAGAGCGTCGCAGTCGGATAAGCCCGGTCCATGTAGACCAGACGAGGCCCTAGAGAGCCGTTTGCCTTGACCGGAATCTGATCGTACTGCTGCGCGGTGATCGGCTGGATATCGTAGTCCACCCCACCCGAGGTAAAGAACGAACCCAACTCAATCTGTTCTGGTCTGGTCGTGACGTTGAACGTCGCGGCCGGGCCAATGGTTGATGTAGCCGTGGAGACAGACGCAGACACTCGGGAAACCTGATACGCCGTGAGCGAATCAAGCTTCCATCCGTCCATCATCGTGTTGAGACGAACAAGCGCAGACTGCGCCATGCGTCCGTCAATAGGCTGCGCAGGGTCTTTGACCCCGATCAGCCCCATCGCCTCGGAAATGAGCGATTCAGCAGTAGCCATGTCTGATCCTCAGTGGCCCCCGGAGTTTCCCCCGGGGGTTTGACTCGGATCAGCCGAGGGTCGGAGCGGTCGCGCCCGTGACAATCGACCAGCGAACCAGCGTGGTTGCGGTCGCGTTGGCCGTGCCGTAGATCGTGAACGAACCAGCGGCCGGAACCACCCGCTCGACACGAAGCAGCGTGCCGTCCGCCGCAGCCTGCGCAACCACTGCGGTCACGAATGTGTTGGCATTCACGAGGCTGTTCGTGATGACGACAGACGACGCGCCAGCAGCGATTGCAGCCAGACCCGTGTAGGTGTTGGCAGTTGCCGCGCCAGTGGTCGAGCTTGCCGCCGTCGAGGCGGTTGCGAGGCCTTGAGCGATCAGGGCGTCTTCGGTGGGCTTGTCGAGGGTGACAACTGCACCCGAAACATAACCACCATACGCGCGATTGAGAGAGACGGTCATGATGTTTCCTTTCGCGCTTAGACGTTGTAGAACTTGGCCGACAGTTCGGGGTACGTCGCCGCCCAGCCGAAAAGCACGTCAAGACGCATGATCGAGTTGTCGTTGATGCCGTCGTAGAACTCGGTCACCTTGACGGTGTAGCCCTGGTCCGACACTTGGCTCACCTTGGTGCCCAGTCCAACCGGCTCGAACATCGGGACCATCGCCAGCGTGAACGCATCCTTGTGGAAGCCAACCGACGTGCCGTAACTCGTGGAGGCCGCGCCGAGAATGACGTAAGGCTGTGCCGTGGTCGGCGATGCAGTGACGTTCTGGAAAGCACCAGAGGTCACGATGGCCGGGCTGATGTTGATCGTGGTGGCGCCCGCGAGGGCGTCAGCGGTCACAACGAAGTTCTGCAGGACACCCGTGGAGGTGCGCGATTGCGGGTTCACCGCAAACACACCCGGCAGGGTGATCGTGGTGCCACGGGTCAACGTGCCGCCAGCCACAGCCACAACCGTGATGGCAGAGCCGGTCTGGTTTGCGCCGTTGATGTTCGTGGCAGTCGCTGCACCGTTCGTGTGGGTGTCCACGTTCTGATCCATGCCGATGCTGTCAAAACCGAAGTTGTTGTCCTGCATCATGCCGGTGCGGTTCTGATCGCTGATCTTGGCTTGGTTGTTGAAGTAACCGCCAAAACCTTGAACGAACGCCGCATTCAGAGCCGGGTTCAGCACCAGAGCGCGCCGACGATCACGCGGGGCCGCGTTTTCGTCCAGTCGCTGGCCAATCAACGTCAGGCCTTGAATTGCCAGCGCAGCCGTGTTCGGCAACGTACCAGCAGCGTTCAGGGTATTCCAAGTCGAATAGTGCGCGAGTTGCAGACCCTGACGGTCGATTTCGTTCGCCACCGGAGCCACCGCAGCGGCAATCTTGTCCTCAAGCTTGGTCAGCGACAGGGTTCGCTCAAAGCTAGTGAACGAGATATCGCAACCGCCTTGCGAGAGGGTCAGCGGGACCGTGCTTTCGGTCGTCGCTTGCGGAACTGCAACCCGGCCAGCGCGATAGGTGTAGCGCGGTGGCTTTTTGATGTTGATGGTCGCGCCGGGGGCGTAACCGCGATTCATGTTGCCCTGGAACTCGGGTTCCCAGTCACGATTGACTGCCGAGGCCATGACACACATGTTCTTGAGCACCGCCAACGCTTCACGCGCGACGATGTTTGAGGTAGCAAGTACGTTAGACACTTGTGATCCTTTCGATCATCAACGCCATTTCGACCACGTAGCTCCCTGCTTGGCGCGCAACTTTTCGTAGTCCTGTTGCGAAGCCGAAGTCAAATCAACTACAGCAGGCGATCCACCCCGCCCGATGGGCTCAATGGGTGATGGCGCTTTACTGGTTTTCGCTTTTGCGTCATGGCCGAGCTTGTCTTCCAGCTTTGCCAATCGGCGCCCGATTTGCGTCTGACTTAGGCCCTCGAATTCGGATGCCTCGTCGGGGTTGTTTCCGAGGTAGTGCATGACTTGTGCAGCCATGTCGCTTTCGAGTACCGCAGTGAAAAACGGGGTGAACCGTCCACGGCTGTCCACGAAAGGCACCTCGTCCCGCAACGTCGCCACCGCTTGGTCAAAGCCTTCCAGCTTCTTCCCGGTCTTGACCACATCTTGCGCTTTCGTCTCCAGTTGCTGCTGGTGGACGATCTGTCGCGCCTTTTCAGTCGCAACGCGTTCGATGTCAGGTTCCGCGCTCTCGGTTTCGTCAGCTTGGGGAGCCAACTGCGCCAACTGTTCACGGTACAAATCCCGTTCCCGGGAGGTTCCGCCAACCTTTGCACTCAGTCGCTCGATTCGGCGCTGCAGTTTGCGGATCGTCTTCTGTTCATCGGTGAGCTTTTCGCCCTCGTCTGACTCTTTCGACTGATCTTCCTGCGTTGCCTCTTCCGGTTGAGCGAGTTCCGCCTTACGCTCGGGCTCCGTGTTCTGCGCCGGGGGCGCATCGCTAACGGGTGCGATTTCAGTCTGATCGGGGTCCATGTGGCTCCTGCATGCGGCTAACCCGCAAGTGTGTGCTCACATGGTATCAAATTAGCGTAGTGAGCGCAAACATCAGCGCAAACTCTTCTTCCTCTGCCTGTATGGCTGTTTGTTGCGCTGCGGCATTAGCTCCAAAAATAGCGCTTTGAAGCAATCCGATCTCTGCGATGAGTTGCTCCTCAAGCGTCCGCGCTTTGTCTTCCTGCCGACGGAGCTTTTCAATGACGCGGGCTTCTTTTTCCCGCTGACGCTTGGTGTTTGCTGCCGCTAGTCTTTGCTGCGCCTCGGTCGCTTCAGCCTTTGCCTTTGCTGCGTTTTCTGCTTCCTGCTGTCGGCGGAAGAGTGCGCGACGATAGCGAATGATCGCGGCTTCGTGCTCATATCCGCCTGATCCACCAGCGGGAATGTTCCCCGTATCAAGCGAGATGACGCCAGATTGCGACCCCGCCCACGTCCAATTACCCGGCGTCGCGTCAATCGTGACTTGAGAGACGATGCCCTGAACCGATCCAGCCCAAGACCACAAACCCGGAGTTGCGTTGAAAACCTGCGATGTGGTGGCAGTCGATCCGGCCCACGTAAAGGCCCCCGGAATTGCGTTGATGAGTTGCGTCGCCGTCGCATTTGACCCTGCCCAAATCCACGTTCCCGTGATCGCGCTGATCTGCGTCGGGATTTCAGCGGTTGAGCCTACCCACGTCCAATTCCCGGGCGTGCTGTCAATCGTCGTGACACCGCCGGGAGTGGTGATCCCTTGTGTCGATCCGGCCCACGTCCAAGCTCCGACAGCAGCGTTGATAAGCTGCGTCGTCGTCTGGGTGCTGCCCGCCCACGTCCACGCCCCTGGGGTGGCGTTAATGAGTTGCGTGAGGGTTTGAGCAGACCCGGCCCAAGTCCAGCCCCCAGTGACTTGGTTGATTAGCTGGGTTGTGGTCTGAGTCGATCCCGCCCACGTCCACGCCCCAGGAGTGGCGTTGATGAGTTGGGTAAAGGCTTGCGTCGAACCGGCCCACGTCCATGTTCCGGGAGTGACCGCGACTTGAGGGACAGGGAAGGTTGCAGTCGATCCAGCCCAGGACCACGCACCAGGCGTTGCGCTGAGGGTTGTCGGACCCCCTGAAGTTGTCCCGCCAAAGATTTGGAAGGCGTCAGACTGGAATGCGTTTTGCTGGAATGCTGTGTCAGCAAGGCCAGTCAATCGAGCTGGAGAGCCAGCCCAAGACCACGTTCCAGGCGTTGCGCCGACAATATTGGTCGCGTCATCGAGCGCGATGAGCCATGCAACATAGTTGCCAGAGGCCGCCGCGAGGGTGCCCGTCCCTGTGATGGTCCCGGTCGTTCCCGCGCTGACTTGTACAAAATCGCACGCAAGCCCGCTAGAGAACTGGGCTGGCGTTTCGACTGCTCGCCTTGTGGTGCTAGCCGGATCAGTAAACGCCGCAGCGGTGGACGAGTTCCAGTCTACGCCAGCGAAGAAAACGACAGTCTGACTAGAGGCCGTCGTCGTTATTGCATTGGCCGCAATGCTTACGGGAGACGCGGGAGGGCTGGCGCTGTTCGGGTTAGTCGCTAGCTGCGCCGCAATCGGCGTAGAAGTATCACACCCCGAATAGGCGACGATGATGACCGAAGTCGCCGAACTAGCGGAATTGCTGACGCTGTAGCTTGCAGGCTCAGAAGCCCCCGCAACTTGTCTGAAGACGACACACGTCGCCGTGTCGCCATTGGTGACGTTTTGCGTCGATCCTACTTGCGTCCACGCCGCGCCACCGGTAACGCCAAGCGTTACGCCGCTCTGGTCGCAAAATGCGTAGAGAAGTTGAACATCGTCTTGGACTACGCCAGTAGGCTTGGTGACCGATACCGTCGCGCCCGACGAAGAGACAGACGACGCATTGCGAAACGTCGCCATAAAACTACGTCACATCGACGCTCACGCTTGAACGAAGGGTTCCCCCGGTCACGATGACAGCGCCGCGCAACTTTCTGCCCGCCCCAGCGGGGAACGGCCAGATTGCATACGAAGCAGGAACGTCAGCCGCGTGGCTCGTTCGGATTCCGCCTGAGTCGGACAGAAAGAAGACGTTAGGAATCCACTGCGACCCGTCGAAGAAATCGAAGCTCGCGGTGAACCCGACAGAGGAACTGGGCCAGATCGTCGGAGTCGCCCCCGTGCAGCGTTGAATGGTCACGACAAAGCGGGACACCGAATCCGCGACAGAGAATTCGTTAACCGTGAACGTACCGGCCGCATAGTCAGCCAGCGGAGCAACGACGACAGTAGTCATGATCCAGCCTTTCTGAATTCACGGAACGCCCACCAAAGGCGAATAGCAGTGAGGAATTTGCCCATCATGCCCTCTTCGTGAGTGTTGCAATCAAATCCTGCGCGGCTTCTTTGTACCAGCTCACCGCATCGCGCTGGTACTCGTCATTCCTTGTAGTGATGGCAGGGTGAAGTCCATAACCCATCACGGCATCGAAGTCACAGGTAAAACCGAAGGTGTCCAACTCGTTCTGTGCGTCTCGCCACCCTTTATTGAGGGTGTGGAAAAAGCCTTCTGAGACAGGAGGATAGTGGGTTCGAATGTCCACGTACCCCCGTTGCGCGCTCCACATCGGAGTGACAAAGCGCGCTTTTGCTTCAGGCTTCATCACTCGATAAAGCTCATTGAAGAAGTGAACCCGCTCCGAGGGGGTGAGATAGTTCACCAGCATGGAGCAGTTCACCTCGTCCACGCTGTTTGCTTTCCACGGCCAGCGCTTGGTGAGGTCAACGACTTTTACCCCCTTGAACGGGTTCTTATCCACCGGGATGAAGCCATCGGGCGTCTGCGCGCCTTTGCCTGCCCCGAGGTCCAGACGGATCGACGGGTCGGGCTTAACTTCGGTGAACTTGAGCTTTTTTACGGTCATGGAGTTTGTCCAGTTTGCGCTGAGCCCACAGGCTTAGTTGTCCGCTTCTGTAGGAGATGAAGGCCAGCATCCTCACCATATGATGTCGTTCGCCGAGTCATAGTGACCCACCCGAACCGAGCAATCAATCGCGCAGCGGTAGCCGTTCTTTTTGAAGTCGGCCCATGCGTACAGGTCTTGCGTCGCCACGCCATCTTTCTTCTGCGTCACGAACCAAGGCTTACGGAGCTTCTTGTCTTTGAACATTTTCATGCGCCAAAGATTAAAGCCCATGCCCGTCCCGTTGCACTCCACCAGCCCGCCATTGGAGTCGGGGAGTTGGGGGCGGAAGTTCAGAACCGGGTCTTTTGGGTCGCCCCAAATTTGAGGGACGCCACCGTGACCCTTTGTGTAGTAAAGGCCCCCGATGCAGTCGAATCGCGGGTTCTCCTCCATCCGTTCCAAGAGTTTGATAACCCCTTCTGCGGGCGGCATGTTGTCATGCTCGATGGTCAGGATGTATTCCCACTTGCTCAGTTCTGGATGGGCTAGAACCTGCTCAATGGCATCTGAGTAAGCCTGCCCGACTTCCATTCCCATTGCGGCGATACGAGCCACGCCGTTATTAGGGGGAAAGATCAGGTTCAAGTGAGACAAGTACACCTTGACCGGGATCGAATCACCCGCAGGGATGATGACGACAATGCGCTGTTTCTTCCACGCGGCCGACTTCTCCAGACGAGAACGGGTCTTGCCAGGGTCGCCGTTATGGACGCCCCCGGTTTTGAGTTCAGCGAGCAGGAGTTGAGGTTTCATCAGTACGAAGTCTGCGCGTAGTTCCAATAAATGCGGGGGCCTTGGCCGTTGCGCATGTCGGAGGTTGCAATCGTCGCGGGAGGGCTTGCCGATGTGCTGGCGTAGTTGCCATCGAACATCGCAACGAGCGTGGACGAGTTAGAAACCGATTTTCCTAGCCGCTTGTATGCCGCGTTAGCGAACTCTAGACCACCCATAATGCTCTGCGCCCCAAACAGCGTACCCGTGGAATAGTTCGTCCCGGTGGAGGATGTAGAACTGTTCGCCATCACACCAAACCAATACTTCCCCGCGCCAATCGAGGTATTGAATGGGATCGGAATCATCTTGCTGCCACTGATGTAGGCGCCAATGCCCGTAATCAGGTTGTTCGCAAGCGTAGATGCCCCAGTGCTCGCACCGACTGAGGTTGTGCCGCTCTGAGCCGTGGTGCTGTACGTCACACCGCCCGAGGCGTCATATTGACCAGGGAAGCTCAGGGTTACCGCATTGGTGACGGTCAGGTTGCTCGTCGTTGATCCAGAGACTTGGCGCACCCACGTAGCGAGAAACGAGACTCCCTTCGTGAAGACCGATTCAAGGCGGGTCGTGCTTGCTCCACTTCCGAGCTTGTAGAACCCGATCTGTAGATTGTTCGTCTGATACCGGGAGATAGACCCCGACGAAGCCGCAGAGTACACGCCACCGTTCAGGAAGCCTGCCGCGTCCTGCATCAAGACGTTGATCTGGCCGCTACCCAGCGCAAACGGGATCGCTTGAGGTTCCAAGTTCCACGAACCAGCGGCAAGCGTCGTCGCTGTGGAGTTCGCAGCGAGGAAGTCCCACGGCTCGAAGAAGCCCACGGAGAACATGTCCGTGCCGTTGACCTGTAGCGTCAGGTTGTGCGCGCTGTTCCAATCGACTGGGCGCACAAGATCGGTAGCGACCGCGGTTGTCGTCGTCCCGGCAGAGTTGAACACCGTTACCGTGCCGGTGAAGTCACCGATGGTGTTTGACTTCGCGTGCTGTACCGTGAGTCCCATTACAGCCCCAGACGCTTGCGCGCTGCCTCGTTCGGTGTTGCCTTGAATGCGTAGGCGTGCAGGTTCATGCCGTCTTTAGCGATGTGTACCGACTTGAACCCCGCAGCCCTCAGAGCTTTTCCTAGCGACTTCTCAGTGAAGCCGCACTTGTGGGCATAGAACAGGTTCCCCTGACTCATCGCCTTGTCCCACCCGTACAGAACGTCATGGAAGCTGATCCGTCCACTGGGTGAGGAGTACCAAGTGTCCTCGATGTCATTCCCGCCTGCGACTACTTCAGCCATCAGCGCTTGAATGTCTGGCACCGCGATCTGTGCAAAGCCTGTGGCCTTCAACACATGCTGGAAACCTGCCAAGACCGTGGGCACGTCATGCCGGTAGAAATGCTCTAGGTTGTGCGAGCAATACACTGCGTCATAACTTGACCGCTTGAGCTTGCGCATCTCTTTGGCATCGCAGCACACATCGGGATTGACTGCGGGATCAATGTCCAAAATGTGCTGATCCCACCCCTTGAACGTAGCGGGGATCACGCGCGATGCGCCACCGCCTACGTTCAGAACGATCAAGTGGACCCCGTGAAGACCGGCTGCGTGCCCGAAGAAACGCCGTTGATGTTGATCTGAAGACCCGGAACCAGAGAAGTCACGCCGCCGAGGTCGATGTACCCCAACACTTCCTTGTTCGTGGTCGTGTTGTTGTAGATGATCGCCCATCGAGCGTTGGTCGGATTCGACGCGTTCGCAGCCCAGCTAATGGGGCTGGTGCAGTTCAGAATCACCTGCGTGGTGGATTGAACCACCGTGCAACCCGAGAGCACCACGCCGCCGGCGGTGTAGTTACCGCCTGCGGCCACCTCGTTGGTGGAGTAGTTCTGCGTACCGCCAGCGCCCCAAGTCGGAAACGAGTCACCGTTACTCGGAGTGAGGACGTTGGTCACGAGTGCGACCTTGATCGCAGATGCGCCCGACCAAATCGTGGTGAGGGTGTTATTAGCCATCCCCTCCACGTAGTTGGCCATGATTTTGGTGTCACCGGTTGCCATAGTGGCTCCTTACTGAAGTGTCGGAACCACTCGGCCCCGTAGATTGCCTTGTTCGTCTCTGCCCACAACAATCTCTTTCGGGGCAGACTGAGCCATAGCTAGGTCTGCAATGGATTGCTGTAGCGCCATTTGCTGTTCTGCGAGGCGGTCAAACGATTGGGCCTCGGATTGTTCCGCAGCCGCAAGCATTCCGGCCATGCTTGTGATCGCTTGGACGAGTTGCTGCATATCCGTGGGTACAGCCTGACCGTTCTCGTCCAACTCTGGGCCTTCGGGCTCATTGGCTTCTTCTGCCTGCTGTTGCTGCTGCAGAATCGTAGCCTGAGCCTGCATGCGGGCTGTTTCAGCCTGATAGCGGTCGATCTCTAGCTGTTGAGCCTTGATCTCCAGTTCGGCAGACTTGAGTTGCGCATCGGTCTGGACCTTTTGCATCTGCGCGGCCTTGTCCTGCTCAACTCCGTGGAGTCGCCCGACTTCTTGGTCCGCGGCGTCGAGCATTTGCTTCATCTGCTCCATCTGCTGCTGCATTTGCTCAAGTTGAGCCTGAACCTGCGGCGGAATCTGCTGGTTCTTTCCTTCGTCCTCAAGCAATTGCGGCGGGATGGTCTTCTTCAGACGCTCCGCAAGCTCTTGGGCCATCGGGAAATCGGCCGCGCGCATGATGATGTCGCCCGCGATCTGGAGCAACTCGGGGCGCTGCGATGCAAGCTCGGTCATGGCTTGGAATGCCTCTTGACGCTGAGTTGCGTAGCTCGGGCCGGTGTCGATCACAACGTCATACTCACCGACGTTCGGGTTGAATATCTTCTCGGCATCCTTTGCCAGCGCGTTCATCTTCTCCATGTATGCCTGTTGCTGCTCAGGATCGAGCGTCGCAACATCCACATCACCGTCCAGCCCGAGAACCCGAATCACGCGCTTGGTGTCGTAAATCTTCGGCACAAGGTCAAGGATGACGCGGGCTTCATATCTGAGAGCACGCGACAGGTTGTCGGGGAAGTGGAACGTTGCCACCTCGCCTTGTTGCTTGAGCCTCTGAATCCCAATGCCTGATTGAGCATCCGACCGAATGCCGAAGTTTGCATTCTGCTGTCCCGAAGCCGCGCGCATCTGCTCGACTGAAAGCTCAAGCATCTGCACCTGTGCAGAGGGCATGATGGCCGGTTGCTGTCTCGCTGGCGGCGGGAGTTGCCGGTCGTCGTCATCGTAGGCATTGAATGGGAGATAAGCCGCCGTGGTCCGGTTGGCTTGGCCCCACTCGGTTTCGTAGCCTTTGATTGATTCAGCTGCAGCGATGTACGGAACGTCGTTCTGCAGGGCCACAGACTCAACCGCAGCCGAATAGCTGTAGTTCACCATCCGGGCCGGGTCTTTCAGGTCACGGACGATGCCCTTTCGGACAATCTGACCCTTGACGTTGATTTCCTTGCCGATGCACGAAATGATCGGGAGATACGAACCGGGCCATTCCTTTTTGTCGAGGGGTTCAGTTTCCCCACCCAGAAGTTTGGCCCACCACCACTGTTTGCGGAACGTGACGCGCTTGTCCACGATAGCGCCATCTGGCAACTCTTGGCCCTGAAGATCGCTGCGGAGGATTTCCTGCCCGTCAATGAGTAGCAGGGCCTCATCTTTGACGTACTCGCACCAGAAGTATTCTGCGCGGCGGATGGTGTCAGTCGTGACCCACCCCGATTGGCCGTCCTGAACCCACGAGGTCGGATCGATGTCAGGGTGATCCCGCTTGCACTGCTCTTTGGTGATGTCCTCAACCACGAAACCCCACTCGGCGTCCGACTTGTCCGGTGCCTGAGTGTGCGGATCGACGTAAACCATCGTCGGATCGGTGATCGCTGCGATTCGGATCCGCTGTTTGAAGCTTTTGGGGCTTTCGTACTCAGTCAGGACGCGCCAGTAGCCCTCTCCACCATAGATGGCATGCTCTGCTGCGATGTCGTGAGCATCATCGGCGCGGGAATGGCTCTGAATCTGACGCAGCAGGCCCCCGAGTAGCTCGGCGGTCTTCACATCCGCACCGCTGTCAACCGGGAGCACCTTCGCGCTAGGGCGGTTCTGGCGAATCTGGTTGATGATCTGATTGCAGTGCTGTGCTGTGACATTCACCGTCAGCACAACCCGCTGCGAGCCTTCGCGGAGCAATCGAACCTGTTCCGGCCACTGCCACCCGTTGTCGGAGTCACCCATCACGAAACGGGTATCTTCGACGGATTGGATGCGGGAGCGGTCTAGAGCGTCCTTGGCAAGCTGGAAACGCTGACGGGCAAGGTCAACGATTGACTTACCGTCTTCGTCGGTGCTGTTCAGGTTACCCATTGCGATTGGTCCTGCACATCAGAATAGCGGGCTCGGTCTGGATAGCATCAAAGCCGAATCGGCCGTAGAACTCCGCTAGTTTCGCAGTATCGGCAATGAGCATCAGGATAACTCCGCTGCGGTCTGCATCAGCGCATATGTCGGCCATCAAAGCAGAACCTAGTCCTTTGCCTTGCTGGTCTTCTGGCACGCTGACGCCTGAGACTTCGCGGATCATACCACGCAGGTTAGCACTCACTACCATAGGATAGTGAACTCGTGCCTTAGCCCCGTCCTTGTATCTCCATCCGGCTTTCATCGTCCCATCCAGCCGCCACCGCCCGCAAAGTATGGGCGAGCCACATCGGCCTTTTCCTTGACGGTATTGTCTCTCACCAATCCAGGGAATAGCTCGGAGAATGCCCAAACAAACGCATCAGCTCTATTAGGCGAGCGGTCGCCGACATATCCGCTGGACGTGAACCCGGCTAGTTCGTCCTCCAGCGTCTGCATTCTGCCCACCATGCGAACCTTGCCTGTTTCGACCAGACTTGCCACGGGTTCCGCTCGAACTGCCTTGCCGCGACTGGCGCGAAGCTCTTTGTAAGGCGTCCGTGGTCTTGCCGAGTCGATCACCTGTTTGACCATCGCGCCACCGTAGTTGATTTCGGCCACGATCCGGTCAGCTTGGTGACGGTCAAAGGCTGAACAGGCCACCTTGCCCCACGTTGCCGGGCCAGCCTTGACGCTAACGTCTTCCAGACAGTAGCCGACGCCATCGGTCCCGAGTCCTGCCACGATGATGCCAATCTCGTCATTGTCGGCGTTGTCCGTATCTCCTGAGCCTGACGGGTCGATTGCCACCACAACCCGCACCATGTCAGGCAGCGGCGTGTCTGTGATACGCCATTGGTCGATGTTTGACTCGGGGAACAAAGCACCCGGCGTAGCGTCGCGGAACTCACCCAGCAGAAAGCGGCGTTGCATGCGGCCGGAGAGTTGTTCCAGCGTCTCAATGTAGCCGCTCGGGAGGTTTGTCTCATTGTCCCGAGGGTTGACCTGCATGCAACGGAAGTCATCCGGTCTTGGAAGCGCCTGTTTCGTCTCTGGGTCTTGCTTCGCCACGAAGACGCGATAACTCCAATGACTGCGGTCTGGCGGGTTGCAGTCGTAATACATCCGCAGCGGTAGCTCAGTGTCGGGCTGGCCTTCGATCTTCTGCCACACGCGCTGTGCCAGTCGGGTGACAGCCATGTTGCGGCTGTTCCACGGGATCTGACTCACCTCGTTAAGCATGATCGTCGCGTACTCTTGGCCGAGGATCTTCTCCGTCCGTTCTTTATCGTCCAGCCCACCGAACCAGACTTGACTACCGTTCGGCAAGCTGTAGAACCAATCGGACTTGTTCAGAGTGCCGCCGACCCCAGGGAAGCACAGTTCCAGCATCTTCGGCCATGTGTCCATCACGATGGCTTGCTTCACAGCATTGAACCGGAAGCGAAGGATTGCGTGCCGTGAACCTGGGGCCTTGATCGCTCTCGCAGCTATCGCCCGGCACAGAAGGAAAGTCTTCCCGCTGCGACTTCCCCCGTACAGGAGATTATGAGTCGCTACCCCAGCAAGTAGGCGGTTTGCCTCGCGTTGCTTGTGAGTGAGCGCAAACGTCACAGGTCGCCGTCTTCCGGGTTCAGGCGCACAGTGACGCCAGCCTTCATGTCTACGTCGATCTTGTCTCCGTATTCCTTTGGCGCTACCTTGCTGGCCCGCCACCGATAGTGATGCGCCAATTCCTTGGCCTTAGCGAGTGAAAACCCGTCATCCGCCGTTTCTATGGTGTTTTGCGCTAGTTCATCCCATGCCTGAGCGGCAATCTGTCTAGATGAACGCGCGCGCGCGGAACGATTCTCTTCAGCCGCAAGCCATTTCGCCAACATGCTGCGATTCTTCCCCACACTTGCAGCAATGGCGGAAAGGTTCTCGCCGTCCTCTATGCGCTCTAGGATGGCTTCCTCTGTGAGTCCGTACCATTCAGCCATGTTAGTGCGTGCTTACTTGCGGTAGTTTGATTGGCCGATTATCGTCTAGCTCGTTGTTGTGTGCTAGTACCCACTCACTTAGCGCGTCTTGGCCGAATAGCTCCGTGGCTTGTGGAAGCCTTGAGGCTAGCTCGTCCCTGATGTCGCACTCAGTGTCGAGGATCATGGCCTTCTCTGTATGGTGAGCGGGCCGGGCGCTACTCCGGCTCTTGGTCCGTTATCGTTATACCAAGCCTCCCCCGATTCCAACGGGGTTTAGGTTGTCGGTGAACACCTGTCGCGCAGTCTTAGGCATGGCTACATGCTTCCGCTCATTGTAAAAACCGCCGACCCTCAGTCCGCACACAGGCGGGAGGACACCTGCTCGGATTCCTGGGGAGTCACCTGATTTGCTCGGGTGGGCGTGGCGAAAATCCCCGGCAAGGGAAAATCTGTCATTTGCTCTGCTCCAGCGCATCTAGCGCCTCGGGGATGCTGGTGATGAGCCACACAGGCCCACCGCGCGAGGCTTTGATCCACTCTTCTTGGTCTGGTGTAAGTCTACGCCTTGATGGGCTTTTTGTCCCGTCCTTTACCTCGAAGAGTAGCCACATACCGGCATATCCTACTAAGAGGTCGGGGCACCCGCGCCCGATTGCTGCGAGGCTTGTGACGCTTGCGCCGGCCGATCTGAGGGCCTGCACCACATCTGCATGGTTTTGGTCCACCTTAGCGGCTCTGCGCATCTAGTGCCCCTTGACCGAGTGCAGCCCGTACATCGGCCCAGCGCCCGGTGGCATCGGAAACGGACACCAATGCGTTGTGTTATCACCTCGCCTGTATCTCAGGCTTCCCCACCAATCAACGCCTACGCGCTTGCCATCCCAAGTGAGAACGAACGCCTCAGGCTCGGGCATTTCATCAGCCAAAGCGCGCCAACGGATCATTTCGTCAGAGTCGCGCATCTAGGGCTTCCTTGCGGCGTCAATGGCACGGTCCATCTTCTCTGCGGCGTGCTCTGCTATGGCGATATGCGGCGCACACTCAACTTGACGGCGCCGCAGCCACCGATACCGCTCCGCGTCCTCCACCACAGCCTTTAGGGCGTCTTGAAGGGCGGTGTATGCGTCGCGCACATCGAATCCCTGCGCCTTGCCGATGCAGTGGCGTCGCTCGATATTTCCGCACTCGCGTGCCAGCGCCATCAACTCGTCCAGCTTGCTAGCCATTCCTGCCTCCGTTTAGTCACTTCCTCTGTCGCCCTGCGGTGGTGCTTGCAGTCTCGCTCAAATGTCGCCCCGAATGTCACCCACTTGCCTGGGCTCAGTGTCTTGCAGGGGGCGAATCCTTGCTTTGCTAGCTTTGGATCGCCTGCCTTGGGGGTCCAGTTGGCGCAGGTGATGCAGTTCATCTAACGTGTCGATCCATCGGACCTAGCGGCCGGTGATCTTTGAGTTGGGCGTCTTCAGCACCTCATAGAGCGGAACGGCTCGCAGGCCAAGGGCCTGTAGCGTCTCCGCACTCGGTGCCACCTTGTGACCGTTCATCAGGCGGCTGATGAAACCCTTGTCGATCCCGGTCGACCGCGAGGCGGCTCGCACGCCGCCGTGCTGTTTGACCACCGTCAGCACGGCTTCGTCCAAAGTCACGAGGAGCATGCGCGCCTTCGCTTCCTTCAGTTCAGCCGTGCGCTTGTTCAGGCTCTCACGCAATGCGGCGCTCACGAGTAGTCCTCGTCAAAGTTGCACGGCACCGTCCATTGCTTGCCGCAGCGGTGGCACTCCACGATGTCGTGATCGTTCACCACTCCGCAGCAGTCCACCGTGCGCGGCTCGGGGCAGCGCTGCAGGTGCTTCTGGCAAAGCTCGGGCTTTTCGGCATCGTGCAGGCTGCACCCGCCCTTGACCCGACCGCCTTCGTAGCGCTTAGGCGTCGTCATACAGGTCGTGCCGTTGACACAGGGCATCCATGTCCAACCGGGCGCGCTGCGTCACCAGCTCGCGGCCGTCGCGGAACACCACGCAGCGGTATTGCTGACCCGGCCGAATCTTGCATTTGTCGGCCCTCACGCCGTCCAGCACAAGCCGCTCGTCGGCTGTGAGTTCTTTATCCGGCGGCCCGTAGCTGCGCCACATTTCACAGGCGTCGCAGTCGTAGAACTTGCGCGCCGTCCTAACCTCGTCCGTCAGCACAAACATGGTCACGCTCCGGTAAGGGCCGCCCAACTGGTCGCTCAAGCCGACCTTTGGCGGCTTAGCTCAAACGTTAGGTTTCACAACAGCCCCTCTTGCACAGGCTGTCTCGGTTCTTCGGGCGGCAGTAGCGCGCCCTGCGCTTGGGCGCGTGCGATGCGCTCGCAGGCTGCGTCAAAGTAGCGCCGGTCCATCTCTATTCCAGTGAACGCCAGCCCAAGCTGCACGCACGCAACGCCAGCGCTACCAGAGCCCATAAACGAATCCAGCACCGTTGGCGGGTACTTGGCTTCGTCAAGGCAC